ATTTAATTAAATTAGCAAATTTTTTAAAACCATTCTTTATAGAACTTAAAGATACAATTATCTTTATACTTACTGATATTTTTAACTATATTAAAGATATGTTACCTAAAAAACAAATGGTGTACTCTTGGAGATTTAAGAGAACAATACCTAATTTTAAAAGATATTTTTTAGTAATACTTCTTATATACTTTTTATTAGCTATATTCATATCAAGAGCCACGGCAGGTGAAAAGTTTATAATGCCAAAAGGTGAGATTACAGAAGAAGAAAGAGAACCACTTAAAAGAGTGAAACAAGAACAAAACAAAGTATTATATGATACAGTAAGAGGTTACGAACCTAAAAAAGTAGATGACCAATATTGTTACGTAAAGATTGAAATTAAACAAAACGGTGACGATATTATTAAACAAGAAATTCTGGAATGTGCAGACGGTAGACGAGGCATTAATACGCCGGGCTATTGGGATTTATTTGCACAATTTTACTATAGAGATATATCAGCACCTGAATATTGCCGATACTATAGTAGACCAAATCACGTCTTTAAATCGTTTGGAAAGACGTGCCTTAACAAAAACGGTGAATGGGAGGTACAATAATGTTTAAAAACATTATTATATTAACTCTCCTTTGGGTTATACTATTTGACGTGTCTGGTAAAGAGTTTTTTGGCTATATGCAAAAAGGACTTGACAAAACACAAGAATTAGTATATGATATAAAAAGGAGTACAAAATAAAACTATATGATGATAAGAACAATAATGATAGTAGCAACCGGCCTTATATTAGGTGCTTGCTCTACTTCAACATACCAGATAAAAGCTGAATCTGAAAAAATTTTAGATACAGTGCCATCTTGGTATATGATGGACTTCAAAGAAAAGAAAGCTTGTAACGTTAATTCGCAAGACATTAACGAGAAGCAGTGTATCTTTGGTGTCGGTACGTCAGTATCACCAGACCTTGGTTTAGCAATTGAGAAAGCAAAAATGATTGCAAAAGCTGAAATGGCAGATATAATTAAAGGCGAAATGAACAAACGTTCTAAACAGTTTATAACAGAACTTGGTAAGAACGAAACTAAGAGTGTAGTAACAGATGTTGAATCTACTCTTGTAAATATAATTGAAAATACACCTGTAAGAGGTTATGAAATATTTGCTCAAGAGGTAACTTCAACTACAAAAGGTTACTATAGAGCTTGGATTGGTCTAAGATTGCCTTTAGGTGAATTTAATAAGATGTATAACTACACAATAAATGAAGTAGTTGACTCTTATAACTTAAAACAAAAAGCAGATCAAGCTTTTAAAGAAACAGTAAAAGATAAAACTGTACAATAATATGAGTGATATATCTCAAATTATATTGTACAGTAAAAACAACTGTGGTTATTGTGTTAAGGCCAAATCGTTATTAAATAACCTTGGCCTTACCTACATAGAAAAAAAATTTGAAGATTTTAAAAATATTGAAGCACTATTTGAAGATGCTGGTAAACAAGTAAGATCAATGCCTCAAATAAAAATAAATGGTGAATTAATAGGTGGTTATAATCAACTAATAGAATATCTAATAGATAAAAAATTAGTTAACTTTAAGGGCGAACCTATTAAGTAATGAACTTACATATGACTGATGATAAAATTATTTTATTTCCAACAGACAGAATTGTTAATAAAGAAACAGCAAGACAAAATCCTGAAGGAAGTGAAAAGGTAAGAGTAGATAGAACAAAAGAATTTGTAGAAGGAAATGTAGATGAAATAGCTATGAATATACTACGACAATTCGTAGAAATGGCTATGATGACAGATAAACCAGAATTTACAAAAGACTTTGGATTATTAGTAGATATGTTAAGAGGTATGATATATAGAGATTTTGACGTAACACACCCAGCACAAAGACTTGCTGATAAAATTGTAGATGTAAAAATTACAAGATTTGGCCCACAGGTTGTAATAGATTATAATAAAGTGTTGCCAGAAGAAAATCACAAGCCACACAAACCATTGAACAAAGATGTAAAAGATGAGATTAAAAAAACAAATGATGGTTGGACAGATTTTAAAGCAGATTTTGATTTACCTGAAGAAACAGATGACAAGTAGATCACACGAAATTCCTAATGGAATCGCCGTCGCCGGTTGTAAAATAGCCAACACAAGGAGAAACTAATGTTAAAAACATTAAAAAGAGCTCTTGCAAGTGGCAAGACTTCAAAAACACAAAGAGTATTAGAGTTACTAGAAACTGGGAAATCAGTATCTTGGAAAACTTTAAGAACTAAATTTGATCTAACATCGCCAAGAGCTATGGTAGATAAATTGAGAGCAGCTGGTAATATGATTTATATTAACAAAACTGCTCAAGGTACTTCATATAGACTTGGTGCACCATCAAAAGCGATCATCGCTGCTGGTATCAAAAAACTATACGGTACTTCATACGCTTACAATGCGTAATTAGTTAAATGATGAAGGCGAGAAATATATAACGCTCGCCTTCGTTACAAAATAAAATGATACTAGTAGACCTAAATCAAGTTTTAATATCAAACCTTATGGCACAGACCAGAGGTAAATCGGATATTAAACCAAATAAAGAAATGATTAGGCATATGGTCATTAATTCATTAAGAGGTTTTAATTTAAAATTCAAAGAACAATATGGCACTATGGTATTATGTGCTGACGCAGGTGACCCTTGGCGTAGAGATATTTACCCTAATTATAAACACGCTCGCAGAAAAGGCCGTGTAGATTCAGACACAGATTGGGATAACATATTCAATTGTATTACAGAAATCAAAAACGAAATCGCAGAAAACTTTCCATATGTAATGATGTACATAGAAAAGGCCGAAGCAGATGACATTATAGGTGCATTGGTGTTCAATCATACAAATGAACCTATTATGATTATCAGTGGTGATAAAGACTTTATACAATTACAATCAAATACAAATGTTAAACAATATAGTCCTATACAAAAGGTATTTGTAGGTGAAGGTTTAGATCCTAAGAAATTTTTACACGAACAGATTATAAAAGGTGACCGTTCAGATGGTATACCTAATATATTAAGTCCAGACGACATCTTTTTAACAGGTGAGAAACAAAGACCTATTAATAAGAAACGACTTGAAGAATGGGCCAACGTTAGTAATATACCTCTTGGCAGTGAAACCAGTAAATATTACGAGAGAAACAAACGATTAATAGACCTTTCTTGTATGCCAAAAGAGCTTGAAAGAACTATTATAAATACATATAGAGAGTATAAGATACCTAACAGGTCCAAACTGTTACCTTATTTTATGCAACACAAACTAAAAGCATTGATGACAAACATTGGTGATTTTTAATATTCGGATATTGGAGTAATTATGGAACAAGAAACACCTAGGCACTCAAGCCTAATGAGTAAAAAAGGAATGGAGTCAGTAGCTCGTACGGCCACTAACGCTAGACCTTTAGCACACGAAATATTTACACAAGTAAATAACGCAAAAGATAAACCTAAAAAAATTGAAGTCTTAAAAAAACATGATTGTCAACCGTTAAGACAATTGTTAAAGGCTGCTTTTGACCCTAAAATTGTTTGGGATATACCAGAAGGAAATCCACCATTTATACAAAATGATGTACCTGAAGGAACAGACCACACATCTTTACTAGATGAAGCAAGAAAGTTATATCTTTTTATAAAAGGTGGTAGTAACATACCTAAAGCTAAAAAAGAAATGCTTTTTATACAAATGCTAGAAGCATTACATAAAGATGATGCTAAAGTATTAATTGACATAAAAGACAAAAAATTGAATCTTACATATAAAGGCCTTACAGAAAATTGTGTAAAAGAAGCCTTTAATTGGAACGACCAATTCATAAGAAACTAAGGTTTTAAGGGTTTTCCTAAAAAACCCTTTAAAAACAATGACTTCAAGTCATTGATTCTAAACACATATTTCTTTTTTATAACACTTGACCTAAACACATTAAAGTGTTACCTTATCCATATAAACAACAAACAATAAATATATGAAGAAGTTTTTAATTTATATCACTATACTAGGTTTACTAGTGTATGGCCTTTTAACCCTTTTTATGAAATCGGTTAAGGCTAGTGAATATAATACGGCTGTTATAGGACACGTGATAACACAAAAGGTATCTGGTCAACCGATTGATGCCTCTAAATTGATGGAACAAGAACTGGCACGAGTAGCCCATTTGTTCGCTCTTGATAGTATTAATATATTGCAGAAGTACTTACCCGCTATATTAGATAAAGCGGCCGCAGAACTAAGACTTGAAGCAGACAAATCATATAAATGCAGTTTACTAAAAGACACAAAGATAAAAGACGATTGTAAATAATGTATGATAAGAATAACAAAAAGAAAAGTTTTAGCAGTTAAAAAGAAACTTATGCCATTGTTATCTTCAAAAGACAAATATTCAACCACATATAAAGATATTAAAAAGTTTTTCACAATACTCAACGAAGGATTATTTGATAGCAAATTATCACCGTTTAATGATATAGAAATTAAAGAACTTAAATATCAAAGATGTATGGGACAAGTAATTCAATTAGATTTCAAAAGAAAAGGTACTAGAGTACATAAATTAGAAATGGATATTAAATACGATAATAAAAAAGATTTCTTGGAAACGTTAGCCCACGAAATGGTACATCTTTATCAATTTACACAGATAAATGATAATGGTGCCCACAACAAACTATTTTATAGTTTCAAACCAAAACTTAAAAGTGTAGGTTTAAAATTATAAAACAACATAGGATATATAATGACAGAAGTGAAAATAAAAAAGTTTAAAGACGAGTATCTAAAGCCAATCATATTAAACGCAGTAAAGAAGGTAGAAGAATTTGCCTGGTTTAAAAATAAAGGTGAGAAAGAAGTTTATTATGAAGGACACTTTCAGGAAGATGTATTGAATAATTTTTCACAACGAGAATCAGAAAAAATATTTAGCACTATGTCAAAATATCTAAACGACAATCGTTTATTATTCTTACAGAAGAAAGTTAAAGTTAAATACTTAGAAAAAACAGATAATGGTATGTTAGTAGATGCTTCGCAGTATCATTACGAGTATATCATAAGTAAACGATAATGAAACATAGACCTTTAAAGTGGTATTTAAAATATCATTGGCCACGTAAGATACGATTTCACACTAGACAGATAATGGCAATTGCCGGTATATGTTTGATAGGTTTTGGTATCGGTACATTTTATCCTAATTATATATCTAAAATAAACATAGAAGAAAAAGCTGCTGATAAAACTATTTTATGGGCAAAAGAAATTGGCTTTGCAGAACCAAGAATTACAGTAGGTTCAGATGAAGAATTTATAAAAACAATGCAAAAGTGTATCGCCTATCTTAATTTAGAATTACATAAAGGTGAAAGAATACCAGACGATCTGATTATTGCTCAGGCCATTATTGAGAGTAACGCAGGTCTAAGTAGATTTGCTCGTGAAGGAAATAATTTGTTCGGTATACGAGTATGGAATAAAGACGCAGGTATGTTGCCACACGGTTATACTGATACATTATCTTGGCGTGTTAAATCATATAATACTAAATGTGCTTCAGTCCGTGATTACATTAAAATCCTTAATACTAAACAGGCATATGCTGAATTTAGAAAAATAAGAGATAAACAAAACAAATGGTATGGTAAAGT